CAAATCGAGGACAAATCAATTAAGCCGGACAAGGAAAAAGAAGATGTTTCAGGAAATCGGGAAAGCAAAAAAGAAAAAGAGAAAGAATTTAATTATCCGGAACACAATATCACCGTCAAAGCAAAAAGCAAAAAGGAGGCGGATAAAAAATTAAAAGAGCTAATAAATTAAATAAGCAGAACATGCCGTTCTTGTTCTTAGGCATGTTTTGAAATACAACAATATGACGGAATTAATAAAACGCAAATTTAATATCGGCATTGGTAAAGAAACCAGCCGAGGGGTTAAAGTGGCACCAAGCTATTGGTTAAAGCCACTATCTGAAGATATTAACGACAAAGTTGAGGTAGCGGTTAGTGAACGAGCCGTGGGAGTAATTGAAGATAGTGAGGATCAGGAAATAAGCAAAAAGATGAGCGGTGGAACAATTGCCGGAGAGGTTTTTGATGAAAGTTTTGGACTTATTCTCTTGGCCACGCTCGGTCAGGTCGGAAGCGTGGAAACCGCGGATCTGGGTGTATATGAGCATACTTTTGCAGTTTTACAGTCAGCCAAGCACCCAACGCTCACAGTAGAGGTCAAAAGGGGTGATAATGAACAAAAGGCTTATCCTAATTCAGTTATTGAAACTTTTAAATTGGAAGCGGCGGTAAATCAGTATTTAAAATTTGAGATGGCTTTGAGAGGTAAGGCTGGAGTAGCAGAATCTAATTCGCCCGGCTATATTACGGAGAATTACTTTTTGGGACAGCATATCAACCTTAAATTAGCCGATGATATGGCTGGGTTAGCTGGTGCAAGCGCAGTTGATGTTAAAAGAGTAGAATTGAACATTAATAAGAATATTGAGGATGATGACAAATTAGGAAGTATTGAACCGGCTGACTTTTTAAATAAACAGTTGACTATTGAAGGTTCTATTGAGATGAATTTTAAAGATACGGTTTTAATGGATTATGCTTTAAACGGAAACCAGAAAGCTATGAGGCTAGAGATTATTAATGGTGACATTACGATCGGGGCAAGCAGTAATCCAAAGCTAGTTATTGATTTAGCAAAGATAAAATTAAGAGAACCGTTAATCAGCGGTGATAATAACGAAATTGCCAAGGTGACGGCTAATTTCAAGGCTTTTTATTCAGCTAGTGATTCAAAAAGCATTGAAGCTACATTAACCAACCTTGTCGCAAGCTATTAAACATATGCCGATATTAAAAGATACAAGGGAGGTTAAAAACATAAAACTGCCTAAATGCGGAATAACTATCAAAATCAGAGACGGAGTATTGGCCAGTGATATTGAGGCAGTAGAAAAAGAAGAGAGCGAGATCAGGCAAATACTGGTTTTATTTACAAGAGTGATTGAAGATTGGGATGCAACCGATGAAAATGATCAGAAAATGCCAATAACGATTGAGAACGTGAATTTGTTTGGAATTGAAGATATTAAGTTTATTCAGGAGAATTTAAGTTTTGTAAAAGATTTTTTAGCCAAAGCCAAAACTCAAAATACGAAATAGCCAAATTTGTCAGATTTGGTCATTTGAGTTTTAAAGGCATCAAAGCATTTATTTGTGTTGAAATGGGCTGGACAGAGGATGAGTTCCTAAATCAGCGCTGGGAGTTCATTAATGAATTATTGATTTTTATAATTGAACGCAACAAAAAACAAAATGGCAAGCAACAAAGAACTACAAATTATACTAAAAGCAGTCGATAATGCCAGCTCGGAAATGAAAAAAGTGAGCAATGCATTAAACGGTATGTCTCAGGATGTTAAAACAACATCCAGTTCTTTTGGTTCTATGGCCAAAGCAGTAGCAGTCGGTAATTTAGCCTATAACGCAATTGCCGGGACAATCAGTAAAGTAGCCAGCGGGATTGGCAGTTTAGTAAAGGAAAGCATTAGTTTGACTGGACAGCTGGGACAGAGTAAGGCGGTAATTTATAAGCTGGGAGAGAACAACAATTGGAGTAAAAAGCAGATTGATGGTTTGGTCAAAAGTATTCGTGAAGAAAACAAAGACATGCTCACTTCAATTGAATTAACCAAAACTGCAATCATGACTAATATGTCAGAAAAGCAGGCTTTGGAAATTGTTGCTAGAGGTCGGGATGTAGCGGCCGCTTCAAATAAAAATTCAAATCAGGCAATCAAGGCAATGATGCAGGCCGTAGTTAAACTCCGGCCGGAATTATTGAGTGAATATGGAATTGAGATGAATTTGGTAAAAGTTTATAAAGAAGCAGCTGATCAGCTGGGCATAAAGACAAGCGAATTAACCTATGCCCAAAAAATACAAGCCATGTATAACGCTATCATTGGCGAGGCGACCAGAATGGAAGGATCATACAGTGAAGCCATGAATAGTTGGTATAAAATATCCAATTCAGTTAAAGATGGCATTATCAGTTTAAAATTGATTTTAGGAGACATGCTTGATAACGCCATGAAACCGAGTATTGACTATGTGTATCAAACTATTAAAAGTTTTCGTGCTTGGGCGTTTACTGAAGAGAATGAAATTAATCCGCAACTTAAGGCTACAGCTGATATAATCGGGCAAGTGCTTATGACGGCTTTTGAGGGGCTAAAAAAATCTATTTCGTTTGTTATCGAAGTTTCAGGGAAATTTGTGGATGTTGTAAAAGCAGGCATCGATATAATTAATCGTTATCAGGGGCTTTTAACTATATTCAGAACGTCTTGGGACAACATCGCCTTAGTATTTAAAGAGAACTTATTGCCGGAATTACAGAAGCTTTGGGAGGCATTACAGCCATTACAACCATTTCTGGAGGTATTTGCTCAAACTATCGGAGTTATATTACTGGGCGCATTAATTGCGGTTGTAAAAATTATTGAAGTCAGTTTGATAGTTTTGATTCAGACCTTAACCAGTATTATTGAAGCGGCTAATGCCGGTATTGAAAAGTTCAAAGATATTTGGGATGCAACCACGACCACGATATCAAAAGTTATTGGCTGGATAGACAAATTAATAAACAGCATTAAGAGATTGAATGTTGTACAGAGCGCAAAAAGCGCTATCAGTGGTGCATTAGGATTTGGCGGTGGCAAGGCAAGAGGAGGCTTTGTCAGTCCGACTAAAGCATATCTGGTGGGAGAAGAGGGACCTGAATTATTTGTGCCGGGAATAAGCGGGAATATTATTCCAAATAATAAACTCGGAGGAGGAAGAACCATAATCAATGTTAACATTACCGGTAATACCATTATGGACCGGAAAGGGGCGGAGAGAATTGGTGACTTAATGATCAGGAAATTAAAGACAAGTAATTTATTGGGCTAGTATGAATATAATCGTTAAAATAAACAACGAAGAAAAAACAAATCTGGTTGACTGGGAGAGTTTCGGTATAGAGGACAATATTAATGAACAGCCTAATTTATGCAATTTTACAATTAAGGTTTTTGAGGGGCAAAGCTATAAGCCGGAAATAAGCGATATTATTGAGGTGCTCGATGATACAGAAAAAATATTTGCCGGCAAAATTATCAGAGTAGGAAACTATGCAGAGGGTGATGTTGTTTATTACGAGATTGAAACAAAGGATTACACTTTGGATTTAGACAGAATATTGGTCATTGAAAGATTTGAGAATAAAACAGTTAATGAGATTATTGAGTTTTTGGTCACAAATTATTTGGCAGGCACAGGCATTACTTATAACAATGTGAATTGTAATTTAGAAGTGACGGTAGTGGCATTTAATAATCTAAGCGTTAGTAAATGTTTAACTGAATTATGCGAATTGTTCAATTATAGCTGGTATATAGATTATACACGCGATATTCACTTTTTTTCTAAAAATGACGAACCAGCACCATTTAATATTGCGGACGGCAGTGATAACTATATCAGGGACAGTTTAAGTATAGATAACGATTTAAGCCAGCTTAGAAATGTAGTAATTATTGAGGGCGGTGAAATAACATCAGATCACGAAAGAACTAAACCGCATGCTGGTGATGGCAATCAGAAAAGTTTTGCGACTGATTATAAGTTTTCTAAAAAGCCGACTGTAAAGGTAAATAGTATTGAAGTGAGTGTTGGTACAGAGTTTTTAAATAGCGACGATGATTATGATTGTCTTTGGAGTTATAACGAGAAATATGTCAGATTTGTTGTTCCGCCAGCCAGTGGAGATCTGATTGAGATAAGCGGATATTATCTTATTCCTATTATGGCTCAGGTGGAAGACAATGCCAGTATTTCAAAATATGGAAGATTTGAGTTTAAAAAGATAGATAAGAGTATCAAAACCACTAATGAAGCTAAGCAGTACGGTGAGGCTCAATTGTCGGCTTATGCTAATACGATACGAGAGGGAGGATTTAGGACATATTTGAGTGGGTTGAGTTCAGGACAAACTATCAGCATTAATCTATCAGCAAGAAGTATAAACGAAAACTTTTTGATAATGAGGGTCAGTTTAAAAATGTTTACAGCCACAGAGGGGGAATGGACGGTTGAATTGGCTACGCTCAAAACTTTGGGTATGATCAGCTTTTTGCAGAGTCTATTGGTTGGAGAAAATAAAAAGGTGACATTGAATGAAAATGCTGTTTTAAAGAAATATTATCTTGATTATCAAGATGTTCAGGTAGATGAGGAGATTGGCTTAGTTGAAGAAATGAAAGATCACAAAATTATTGAAGTGACAGAGTCAATTGAAAAAGATCCATTCGGGGTAGGAGTTAGACCAACATTTGTTTTAGCTCCATATATTCCAACGGGGCATACAGACCCAGAGAGGGAATTTTGTTTAGATACAAGCGAGTTAAGTTAATAATATGATTATAAAAAAATATACAAAAGAAAATGCACATGCAGTCGGAGACATCACGGCTAAGTTTTACGATCAATCAAAGTTAAACAAACGAGAAATAGCGTTTAATAAGATTTTGCGTAATTTACGGCCGTTATTTCCAAAAATAATGAAATATTATGTTTTGGGAGATTTAGTGCAAGAAAACAGGCGATTTAATGTGATATGCAGAAATGGTTTTAATGCTCTTATAAAAAGATTGGTTGGTGACACTACTTATACAGGATGTATCAATAAAGCGTTATTGGGTGATGGGGGTGGAGTTGCAAGCGACGGTGATACAACATTAATAAATGAGGTTTACAGGAATGATATGGCTAGTGGGACTGATGATGAGAATGTTGTTTTGTTAACAGCATTTTTTACAGAGACTGAATGTGCTGGAACTTATACAGAATTCGGGAATGTGATTGACGGAGACGAAGATCCTGATACAGGCAATCTTTGGTCGCATATTACTGGCATTAATTGGGTTAAGGATAATAATACTGTTTTGGTAATTAGCCAAAAATATACATTTGTAAGCGTATGATTTTAAATATAAAAATTGAAGTTAAAGACAAGCTGGAGGCATATGACATTGTCAGTAGGCTTGGATTACAGCATGAAATTAAAGAAGCGGAATTTGGAGGTAAAAAAGAAGTTTTTGATAAAAAGAATAAACCAGCACTATTTTTAAAGAATAACAAAAAGAATATATCAAAATATAGAAGTTATGAGTTTAGACAAAAAACAAGGACAAAATAAATTATTTGCGTTTGAGATTAATAATATAATGAAATCTTTGAGGGCTTTGGCTCAAAATATTATTTCTTTGAACAGATCAGCTCATTGGGAGTTTATAAGTTCAGAGGGGTTGAGTAATAGCCAATCAAATTCTTCAACACCATGCACAGATACAGGAACAATTCCGCCTGATTGTAATTTTATTGTTTTAAAAATATCCCATTCTGTTAGTGGCTGGAATTGGAATGGACAAGTTATTTTAGCTAGGGAGGGAATTACAAGTCAAACTTTAAAACAGCAACCTGGGGTTGATAGTGATAGTTATTGGAGTAGGGTTGCCAGCTCTATTTCAGGAAGTGTTTTAACATGTACTCAATCATGTGGGTCAAGTTGGAATAGTACAAGTAGAAATTTTAGCGTGACAGCTTATTATTACAGATAAATCTATGCCGATATTAAAATTAACAGGAATATTACAAGATGATTTTACATCAAATGATCAGATCAATGAAACAAAAGATTTTATTGATAGTGTTGCTAATTCAGGGCAGAAAGATGTGATTGTTGGCGATGGCTCAAAGTTTAGCGTAGGAGAAATGGTTATTATTTATGATGGTTATGAAATGTTTGAAAATGCAGTAATTGAGAGTATTGTTGGCAATACTTTAACAATGACAGAAAATTTAACGAATACATATCCAGAAGGGTCGTACATTGGAAAATTTTTAGGAGTTTTAGATACAGTTAGCAACAGGTATTTAAGGATGCAATCTCCTGATTTGGGAGACGGGAGTGATGGTGCTTTTGAGAGTACAGGCAATGCGACATGGTCAAGTGAAAAGAATTTTACAAGTGTTTTAGTAAAAAATGGCCATACTATTACAATAAGCGGTAACTATCCGATTAAGTGTCAAGGCACATATGAAATTGAGGCTGGTGGAAAAATTAGTGCAAAGGGTAGAGGGCATGCAGGCGGTTATGGTCGAAGATATAGAGGAGATTGTGGAGCTAGTGAATTAGGAGGATCCACAGAACAATGGGAAAGAAATGGCGGAGGTGGCGGAGGCGGTTATGCATCAGGTTATTCTTCATCTAGAAGCTGTGGTGCAGGTGGGGCGTATGGCACTAACGGAGGTAATGGATATACTCAAAGTTCATCCCCAAATAATACGCCACAGGGAGGATTGGCTTATAATGATAGCGGTTTATCAAATTTTTCTGAAAGTTATATAAAAGGATCAGGCGGAGGCGGTGGAGCAGGTGCTGAAAGTTCAGGAAACGCTCGAGGTGGAAGTGGTGGAGGTATTATTAGAATTCATTGTAAAAATTTAATTGTAAATGGTGAAATTGATTGTGATGGTAGTGATGCTAGTGAGGCAGGAACTCCATATAATTATTATACTGGAGGCGGTGGTGGAGGTTCTGGTGGTACTATATATCTTCAAGTATTAAACAAGGCCACATTGGGAGCTAGTTTAGTTCATGCCAATGGAGGAGCAAGGAGTGGTGGTAAAAATACAAATGGAGATATATGGGGATATGGCGGTAATGGCGGAAAGGGTCGAATTAGGATTGAGGCTGGTAAAACAGATGGCTCTACTAATCCTAGCTTTGGATCAGGGTTTAATACAAATCTTGGTGGATACGCCAAGTATGGGTGGTATTTTGCTAAAGAAATTAAAGCATTAAACGAAACAATTACGGTAAATGGATATTTTAAGCAAGAGGCAATTATTAAAATTGATTTAGCTTTAATTGCAAATTCAGGACAAGCAGACATTGATCTTGTAGATGCAAGTGATTTTGAAGTGGGAGATAAAGCAATTTTATTGGAAGATGAAAAAATGGAAATTGTTGAAATTCAAGCAATTTCCAGTGATACATTAAAAATGTCTGAAGATTTGCAGAATACTTATTCAACAAACGCTCAATTAATAAGGATTGATGCATATGGATTAATAAGCCTTGAGCCTGTAGGAGATGACGAGAGTTTGCAAGACATGATTTTGCAATCAGTTGAGGACTTGGGAAGTGATATTTGGTATTTATCATATAGTAAGACAATTAAATCGATGAATAATCAGGATGCAGGAGTTAGATTAGTTGGTTGCGTAAAATTGAAAGGGAAATCAAATAATACAAATGAGATTAATGTTAAAGAGGTTAATTGGAATTATTTTTAAAATTAATTTTATATTTATGGATTACACAAAAGAACTTTTATTGTCAGTGGCCACTATTTTTGTGAGTACTGGCGTAGCAGTAATACAGAGTAATATTTGGCAAGGCACTATCTTGCTTTTGATTGGTGTTGCTGTCTTTATTGGTCGTGGTTTTTATAAAAAGTATTTAGATAATAAGTAGTATGGATAAACTTGATTTAATACTTGATAAAATCAAGGATCTAAAAGATGACAATTCAACAGGACATAAAGGTATTATCAAAAGACTGGATGAAACTAACGGCAATGTAAAAAAGAATACACAATTTAGAATTGAAATATCAACGACAATCAGGAATCTTAAATGGTTTATTGGGTTGCTTGGAATTGGAAACATTTTAAATTTTATTTACATGGTAATAAGCAAATAAATATGGAAAAACCAAAATATATCATGATACATCATACTGCTGTATCGTATAACAAAAATCCTGATCAGTTTGAGGCAAATAATCGGGTACACAAGGGCAGGTGGAATTTAGTTAGCTCATTGGGCTATTATCTTGGTTATAACTATGAGATAGCTAAAAATGGACGTATAAGGCAAGCTCGCAAGGATGGCGAGAAAACAGTGTCTTGTTATCAAAAAGATATGAATAATGGCCAGTGTATTCATATTGCTTTAGATGGGAATTTCGATATTGAAAAGCCAGCATCAACACAAATATTTGCTTTGCGTGATTTGATGAAAAAACTAGTTAGGCAATATCAAATCAACAAAAATAATATTGTGTTTCATAGAGACTATGCCAGCAAGTCATGTCCTGGGAAAAATATCGATATAAATTTTATTCGCAGTTTAGTACAGACTGTAAAGGTTGAGGAGGGTAATAAAGAAAAATTAATCAAACTTTTGGAGGAAGTTTTGGAAGTTGCTAAAAAACTATAAAATACGTGCAACCTTGGTGATAATCTCGGCTCTTGCCAAATTTTGATTACTACGTTACTATCCCACGCAATATGGAAAATATAACACAGGAACAATTTAAAGCGTATGAATCGGTCAGACAGTCTGGTGTGACCAATATGTTTGATGTTCATGTGGTGTCCAATCTATCCGGTTTATGCCGAGACACTATTTTGTTAATCATGAAAAATTATGAAACTCTCAAAGAGAAGTTTAAAAGATGAAATCAGGAATGGCACGAGTTTACTGGAAATAATCGGCGAGAATATCGATGTACATGTTGAGCTTTTTCATGGATCGTATTATCAAGATAAAAAACGGACAAGGAAAGAGATAATTAAAATCGTCATTGATGACTTAAATGGCGAGCTTAAAGAATCATGAAAAAAGACAAAAGAAAATTTAGGAGGGCAACTAAAAAAGAAATCAACGGTACGAGCAGGATTGGCACTGTGATCGAAAGTTTTGAGCGGATTAAGAGGATATTGGGAGAGCCGCATGACGCAATTGTTGAAGGCGAGTGGCACAGCAGAGATAAAAAAATCAGAGTCATTTGGGCGCTGGTGAGTAATGCCAATAAAAAAGATGTGATAACGATTTATGATTACAAAAACGATAAGCCGTTAGATGAAATAGAGAGGTGGAGCTTGGGAGGAAATATTAAGAGGAGCAATCTTAGAGATATCGCAATATATCTAAATCAGCGGGGCATATCGCTTGAACTTTGGCCGATGATGGGCTGGGACGATGAGGATATTAAGGAATATAAGAAAGGGATAGAAAAGGTTAAAAGTTAAAGTTTAGTACTCAAGTTTTAAGTAGCTGTTGATTTTTCACCTTGCTTTTTCTGGACAGTTTAGGCTATAATAAATATAGGTTTTTGATAAAGATTAGCCTATTTTTATTATGACAAAAAAGGAGCTCGATTTATTAATAAAAAGCGGTGAGGGATATAATCTTGAATTTAAAGAAGGATATAACTCTAGTATAGCTCGAGAAATCTGCGCGATGGCGAATGCCACGGGCGGACGAGTTTTGATTGGGGTGACTGATAATGGGAAAATAAAACCGATTAAGCTTGATAACAGGATAAAATCAGAAATTCATGATTTGGTAAGAAATTTTGACCCGAGCTTGAAAGTATTGATTGAAGATGCAGGAGGAGTGATTATCATTAATGTGCCAGAAGGCAGTGAAAAGCCATATTCAACCGGTGGCAAATTTTATTTACGGCATGGGGCTAATAGTCAACAGCTTTCCCGAAATGAAATCAGAGATTTTTTCATGAATGAAGGGCTGATTGCTTTTGATGATCAGTTGAATAAAGACTTTGACATTAAAAAGCATATTGATAAAAAGGTTTATGATAATTTTTTGCAGATGACTCGTATTTCAAAAATGTTGCCCGTTGTAAAATTATTGGAAAATCTCAGTTTGATTAAAGACGAGAAAATAAAAAATGCCGGCGTGCTGATATTCAGCAAAGACATCACCAAGTTTTTTCTCCAAGCCACAATTAATTGCGTATTTTTTCGAGGTAAGGAAAGGCACACTATTTTGGATAGAGAAGAGTATTCAAGCGATATTAATACTAATTACGAGAAAGCCTTTAATTTTGTACAATCAAAGCTTAACACAGAGTACATTATTAAGGGCGGTCCTCGACAGGAGATTTTGGAATTACCCGAAGATGCTTTGCGGGAAGCAATACTCAATGCTATTGTTCACAGAGACTATTCAATTAAAGGTGCCAATATCCAGATCAATATTTATTCTGACCGAGTTGAGATTATCAGCCCGGGCGGATTAGTTAAGGGCATGACTATCAAGGATTTGGGCAAGAAAAGTTTAACCAGAAATAATCTGCTTTTTGGGCTTATGCAGAGAATGGATCTGGTTGAGAAAAGCGGCACTGGATATTTGAGAATTAAAAAAGCGCTTAAAAAATATAAAATGCCTGACCCAATTATAGATACCAATGAGCATTGGTTTACTATTACTTTTAAGCGGCCTGATTTACAGAAAATGACTATCAGGGAGAGGTTAGAGCCAGAAACTACCCAGAAAACTACCCAGAAAACTACCCAGAAAATATTGGATTTACTCAAGGAAAATCCTTATCTTGGCAGAAAGGAGATAGCTGAGAAATTGGGCAGTATTTCAGAGTCAGGAGTAAAATATAATTTGGATAAATTAAAGAAAAACGGGACAATAAAAAGAATAGGGCCTGATAAAGGAGGTTATTGGGAGATTATCACAAAGTAATTTTAGAGAAAAGCAAAATTAGCTGTGAAAAATTACGTATTTGTTTGCGTAATTTTTTTTATTTGTTAAAAATAAATATAGTCAAAATTAGTATTTTTTAAGAGTGTTTATTTGGATTTTTTTTGACTTTATGCGCGAAAGTTGGTAAATTAATGGTAGATTAAATTCCTACATTCTAGTCTGAAGTGCAACACCTAGTTTTTTAATTTCTTTATCTAAAGCTTCTTTTGGAGTCAGATAATTCAAACATTTTCTAGGTCTGTTATTCAAAGCTTTAATTATAGCTTCTAGGGTAGGTTTATCCAGTTCGTTAAAATCTGTTCCTTTTGGTAGATACCATCTAATAAGACCATTCGTATTTTCATTAGTGCCACGTTGCCAAGAACTATACGTTTCAGCGAAAAAACATCTAGTGTTAATTTTTTTGGTGATATTTTCATGAGCTGCAAATTCTAATCCGTTATCAAATGTGATAGTTTTTCTCAGCTTGTATGGAAATATTTTAAATAGATTAACAATTGAATTAGCTGTAGGTATAGAATCTTTGTTAGATAATTTATCCATAGCTAAATACTTTGTTTTTCTTTCTACTAGTGTAACCAATGCACTTTTATGACCTTTCCCAATAACGGTATCTCCTTCCCAATGGCCAGCTATTTTTCTGGATTCAACTGATTTGGGCCTGAGTGATATATCAATTCTATTAGGTATTTTACTTCTATTCTGTGTTTTTCTGGGATTACCATTCTTTTTTCTGATTCGATGGTTTCTACGTAAATACTTTCGTAAATCATCTTTTTTCCCAAAGTAGCTATAGATGAATCTGTAAATTGTTTCATGAACCACAGATAATCCTAAATCCTTTTTTATTCTACCAGCAATTTGTTCCGGAGACCAGCCTTGTTCTAATTTGTCTAACGTATAATTGTAAATATCCGCACTAGCCAATATTTTGAATTTACCTAGCCTAGAATTTTGCCTTTCTCGCTTAGCCCTTTTCTGAGCTTTGTTTGGAGAATAATTGCCGTTATCATCTAAATTTCTATTAATCTCTCTCGAGATAGTAGAGGGTTGCCTATTGAGCTTTTGTGAAACAGCTCTAACAGATAATCCTTTACCAAGATAGAGTAGAATTTTTTCTCTATCTTTAATGGTAAGGTGTTTGTAGGGCATATATTTAGTATTAAAATAATTTTCCATTTATATTTTAACACTAAGTGTTGCGCTACTTAATAGAATTTTGAATTTGAATAGTTTGTATTTAATAGAAAATTAGCATAATTAAAATGAATCAAATAACAAATCAACATTTAGATATAGTCATATTTGACGTTGAGCATGGGGATTGCGCTTTTATTCAAACTCCGTCCGGCGGGACTTTGATGGTTGACTGCGGGCATAAGCAGGATTTTTCTCCGGCTAAATTTATCAAGGAATTAGGCTGGGTGGGAGCAGGCGGTATTAATAAGATCATTATCACGCATCATGATCAGGATCATATTTCAGATTTGAAAAAAGCGCGGGAAATATTAAATCCCAGCAGATTCCATACCAATAATATTTCCGGCGATTATATTAGCCGGAAAGACAAACCGCAGATTAACACACCAAAGCATGAATACGTGAAGATCAAGCGACTGCCGTCTGTTCAACAATTACAGTTTAGTGATATTGCCGTGCATCATTTTAAGAACGATTTTAATATTCCTGATCAGGGGGATGTAGATATTAATTATCATAGCGTGGTTACCTTTGTTGAATTCGGGGAGTTTGTGATTTGTTTTCCGGGAGATATTAACAATGAAGGAATAATGGCGCTTTTAAGCAGGGGCAATTCTGAACAGTTTTTAAACTACATACGCAAGACTAATATTTTTATTGCACCTCATCATGGCCGGGTTTCAGAAGATGAGCGAAAGCAGGATACTTTCTTGTCATATCTTTTATCGTAAATGAAGCCGGATTTAGTGATCGTATCAGACAAGGCCATCGAGGGTCAGAATGAGAACACCGCGGCTACAGATTATTATGCCGGTTATGTTGAGAGCGGAATTGTTTTCGGGCAAAATACAGAACAGGAAAAAACCAGAAAAGTATTAACAACCAGAAATGACAACACGATTCATATTCAGGTTGAAGTCCTTGCCCAATCTCCGTTCCTTTCCTCTCAAAGTCAGCGGAACAATTACTCTGTCTACTTAAATGCTTTTAACAAGGAAATAGAGAATCATGCAAAAAATACAAAAACAAAAAGACTGCAAAATTTAGTCAGTAATATAATCTCGGAAAAATATGGACGATAAAAAACAAATCATTCTATCTTCAATTGAAATAGCCAGAGCCAATCTCTATGTTTTTAGGGATTCCAAAGAAAAAGAAAAATGGGAGCTATTGTTGAATAAAGCTGAAGAAAAAATCAATGAATCAGTAGATAATGATGTTTATGCCAACAATTTGATAAACCGGGTCAATGATGTAGTAAGCAACAGCTGGAAAAGGATCAAGCGATGGACAGAATTTCAGTTCAAGATCATGTCAGCCTGTATCATTGCTATCCTTTTGGAAGTGCTGGCAATTGCTCTTTATTTATATTTTGTGAGCGATATTGTTGCTAATGGGTTTTATACCAGCATGCTATTCGGCTTATTGGGTGGCACATTGGCTGTTTCCCTGTCTTTAGGTAAGGATTTGGAAGTAGGCGGGTCAAACAGGCTACAGACCTTGAAATTGATAATCAGGCCGCTTGTGGGGGTAATTTTTGCCATTATTGTTTATAATTTGCTTTTACTCAATGTCTTTACTTTTTCAGAAGATCTGAATTCTTCCAGCATATTAATTTTAATGAGTATTTTTGCGGGTTATTCGGAAAAATTCGCAACCAATAGACTGGCGAATTTTTTTGACGCAAAATAATTTATATATGTTACAAAAACAAGTTATTTTTAATGTGGGAGGGGCATTGTCGTCTTATTTGGAGTTTAATGGGCGAAGAGTGGTTATTGATCTGGGCAAGGGACAGGACTTTGATCCGGTCATTGATTTTTTGTTGCCCTTGGCCAAAAAGAAATTTATTAAAAGCCCGAATGATGACAAAAGATATTTTTTGGATCAGGTTTTTTTGAGTCATCTTGATAATGATCATATCTCTTCGATTGAGGATTTTGACAAATATTTTCATCCCGGCTATTTAACCGCGCCTTGCGAACATCCTCGGCAAAGCAGTGTTTTTAATATTATAAAATCTTTGTTTATTAAAGATTCTGATTCTCTGGCTAATTATGTTTTGGATATGATGAAGAAGCGCAGTCCGGGACATGGCTCAGGGAGTGAAGAGGACAGCAACTGCCCTTTGGTGGTTTGCCATAATTGTGCAGAAAATATTCAGCTTTATCATATACCGGCTAATATATGCGGTAAAGATGAAGATTTAAACAAGAATTATTCCAACAATACCAGTCTTTTGCTTTTGATAAACATTAACGGCCATATTACATTTATGCCTGGGGATATCATGAAAGAGGGAATGGAATATATGATTGAAAATAATAAGGATTTTAAAACATATCTTGAATCGTTAGGCATAGATTTTCTGGTTGCTCCTCATCACGGATTGACGACTTCGTTTCCTGAAGTATTTTTTCAAACTGTTAAAGACAATAAAACTAACCGCCTGAATATTATCTCTGAAAAATTGAGAAAAACAATTTTTAAAGAAGCCCGGTCAGATGTTGACAGCCGTTATTATAGCGGGGATTACTGTGCCGGCAACAATAATATTGACGGCCAGCTTGGGATCAAGACATCAGGCGGGCATATTGTTATAGATTATTCAGGAGATTCTCCTCATGTCAAAATTATTGATACTGATAAGACAGAGGAATTAATCAAGGAATTTATTTGATCAAATGAAAAAGAAAATAATACTTTTAACAATATTATCATTTGCCTTAACCGCCTGTACGTCAACCGAACAGCAGGCTGGGAGTGGTTCCGGGGTAATTAATGCTCATAAAAAAGCGCAACAAATCCAGAAGGTGGCTGAAGAACGCAAGGATGTTATCGAGAAAGTGGTAAAAGAAGAGATCGCAAAAGAGGAAGTGCAAGCAGAGAAGCCAATAAAAAGTGAGAATGTGGCAGTCGAGGCTGAAGCTACAAGCACCTTAAATGAGCCGGAAGTTAAAAACGAAGAACCTGAACAAAAGGATGAGTATTATTCAGTAGTCAAAATTGTCGACGGTGATACGATTGATGTGGACATAAACGGCCAAACTGAACGAATCCGTTTTATTGGCTTGAATACCCCTGAAACTGTGGATCCGCGGAAGCCGGTTGAATGTTTTGGGCAGGAGTCTTCAAAAAAGATGAATGAGTTGCTTACGGGGCAAGAAGTCCGACTGGAAGTAGATTCGACTCAGGGAGATCGTGATAAATATAACAGATTATTACGTTATGTTTATTTGAAAGACGGGACTGATATTGTCCTGAAAATAATTAAGGAGGGATATGGCTATGAATATACCTATGAATTGCCATATCAAAATCAGAAGCAGTATGATGAGGCGGAAGCATACGCGCGTGAAAATGAGCAGGGGCTTTGGGCGCCGGGCATTTGTGTTGAAGATGAAAAAGTGGTCGAGCCAGAGCTAGTATTCATTCCAGACGAATCAAAAAACACAAAAGTGTCCGGATCGGCTGAATTTAAAATCACTTATATTTTTTATGACGGCGAAGAAGGGCGGTCAGAGCCGGATGAGTATGTGGAGATAAAAAATACCGGTGGATCGGCAAACCTCAAAGGATATACGCTTTCTGACGAATCAAACAAAATTTATACATTCAAGGATATTAATTTGGATGCTAATCAGTCGGTTAAAGTCTACACCGGTTGCGGTGACGACACCGGCACTTCGCTGTATTGGTGCTTTATTAGTTCGGCAATTTGGAATAATTCCGGTGACACAGCCACTTTAAAGGATCCAAGCGGGGGAGTGGTTGATACTTATAGTTATAAAAAATAAAAAGTAAAAATAACCATACAAGAAAAGGCCATAGGGGAGCTCATTTCTTGTATGGTTATTTTTGTTTATTTTGCATCATCTGCCGCATCTTCAAATATTTTATCACACATTGATTTTAAAAAAAGAGCTGAAAAAGCTTTTTTTTAATAGAAAAACTGCGAAAGCCAGTATATTCCAATCGTAAGATGATACCCAAATGGGAAAATCATCAAAATTGATTACATGATATTAATTGTTAATTTTAGTCCTCTAAATTGATAAATTCTAGGGGATTTTT